AAGGCTGAACAATATTTCACTGTTGGCAGCGGCAGAAGTGACCAGTTTGTCACCCTCTTTGTATTTGTTGTCCAGCGGTGTTATTATCCATTGCTCTTCCACTTTGCCGTTGTTGGGGTTGATGTCGAAGAAAGTGAACAATGGCTTGTCCGCATTTTCAGGGCCGCAAAGGTTTGTTTCAATGCTGTCCATGTAAGTTTGGATGGCATTCTGCCGGGCGGTAGTGTCAGCGAAATCAGCTTCAGGAAATTTCTTGTCCCAGAAAGCGTAAGGGATTTGAACGTGCCACTTCCAGTTGATTTGGTTTTCGTAAGCCTTTTTCAGGAATTTGGGCACGACCATGGCGATATCCACCCATCCGGCCAAATAGGCAGAATACCAAGCAGGTTCCGGATAGTAGTCGTTATTGCTCCACGAATCTTTGACAGCAAAAACAAAGGATTTGCCTTTCACCTTGCCACCCATGCGGCGGCGATCGAGGTCGGCATAAGGATCGAAATCATCCAGCAGGTCGAAAGCTTCAAATTCCTGACCAGGGAAATCGGGGAATTTACCGGATACAATACATTTTTCGATAATGCCATTGTTGGCCACGGTGTACCGGGAATACAAGGCGTTTATTACTTCGATACCGTTAATGGTTTTGCCTTCCGCATCCGGGATAAGGTGAACGTTGGCACAACCAAATTTCAGGTAATCCCGAAGGGCTTTTTCGAGGTAGCGGCGCACCATGCGGCCCTGGCAGAAAGCAATAAGCTCTTTGTCGTTGATCACTTCCAGGATTTCAGAACCGTTGCTTTCGTAACCCGTAACCCTTGCCGGGAAAATACCCTGCCCCATGGTAAAGTTTCGGGTAAATTTCAGGCCGGTGCTTAGAACGCCAACTTTTTTAATGATGTCATTGCTGACCGAAGGGAAGTCGTTGGCATTTCCCCAGGAACAAAGGCGGTATTCGGATACAGTGGTAGTATCGTAAATGTAGATGATGCTTTTGGATGCATCCACCCGTTTGTTTTTTGCGGCAGCTTTGGCAGTTGGTTTCGGTGCTCCGGTGGTAGTAACAAAAGTTTTGTCGCCATACGCCATAAGCGGAACGCCGTGGCGGTTGAATTGAATTTTGGTCATAATATTACTTGTTTGCCATTCCATTCTACAATATTGTCGATGCGGACAGGGTAAATATGCGCGATAGGATCGAGTTTTGAGTTGACAGGCCGTACCCCTCTCATACGGTTTGCAGCAACATTCATTTTCAAACCGGTAGCAATAGCCCTGGGAAGGAACACCGATTCGCCGTTTATTTTGATAAAGCGGATAGAGAAGGTAACCTGACGGCCTTGGGGATCGGATTTGATGTCGTACTCCCTGAGCATGTCTATTCGGCGGATTTTGAGCATGGGTGTTTGTTTGTGTGGCAAACTTAGATTGAGTGGAGGGTTTTGGAAAGGACAAAAGAAAAAGCCCCTTAAAGAGGGGCTTTTATCATTTATTCAACTGATCAATTACTGTAATTCCTCGAAATTTGTTTCGATGGCATCTAACAGCATCAGAAAATTATCCAAGGTAGGAGGGAACTTACCTGATAGCATCCGGGTTACACTCGGCCTCTTTAGCCCAATCCGCTCCGCAATCACATCGTGCGTTATTTGTTTTTGCCTGGCAATTTCAGCCAAGCGGGAAAGCAGCCTAACCCTTTCTTTTAAGTAAATATCTGTATCCATTTGGTTAATTTATTGATGAGATTTGTCCTGATTCAATGTTATTATCTTCCCACGCCAAATAATTACAGTACCAGTCAATTGCTTTTGCAATCACTTTGTCCAGTTCGTTTTCTTCCGCGAGCGAAAAGTGTACAAACATGGCATGTTTTTCAGTGATGCCAAATTTGTTTTTGTAGTTGAAAAGGTATGGTTTGGTTTTCATTTCCGAAACCATAATTTCATCCAAAGCCAGCACTTCTATAACTGTGTAGCTTCGTATGTGCTGTATTACCGTGCGGCCTTCGAGCGCATCCCCATCATGTGCGTTGGCATCGAGGAAAACCCATTCGGGAAGTGTGTAGTTGGTTAGTTTTGCTGCCATATCAGTGTTCTATAAAGTTTGAAAATTGTTTATCGGCAAAAAGTTCGGCCAATCCTGAAATCTGCTTTAGCCTTAGCAGTTCATCGGCATCCATGCCAATGTGTTTCATTATCCAAGCATCGCTCATGCCCGATTTGGTAAGCTCGCCCACAATGCTAACCATCAGATCCACATCGTGGCTGCCACGCGCACGGTTATGCCGGATGGTGCTGGCCATACGGTTGCTTATATCCTTTTCAATCACCACTACCGGCATCATGCCGTTTTCTCGTTCGTAAATCTTCCGGTTTTTCATCATCACGGTATAGCGGTGGAAGCCGTCCACAATTTCATAGATTTTTTCATCCGGGAGATAGTAGCAAACGATTGGCATGGTATAACCATCCTCCCAAATGGACGTCTCCAGCAGCTTCATTTCAGGAGGTGCAACGGCATTTGGGTTGTAGCTGTTTGCCCTTATTTGTTCAATGGGCACGGCTTTTACATTATAAACAGGGCTTTTCATACAATTTCCTTTTCCAAAAGTATTATTATGTTTGAGTACTTCTTGTTTCTGACAATCATCTGACATACAGGCATGATAAACACAAGTATAGTCGCTGGTATCGCATTTCATAGTATCCGTTGGTATTTCTCCATGATATTCTTACGCCGGGCCATTTCGTTTTTTGTTTGGGTAAACCCCATGTATTTGCACAGGTGGTCATTTTTCATGATGCAAATGCACATCCGTTTGAAAGTGGGGATTTCTTTTGCTTCCGCAATATCAATTTCATCAATATATTCCATCCGTACCGGGTGCTTCGAGGTTTGGTAATTGGTAGTTTCCGCAACCTCGAACTTTACACCTGAAGCTTTTAGTTTTTGAATGGTATCGTCAGACAGAACCCCGCCCTTTTCTTTCCAAAAACGGACGGAGACCGAAAGCTTGTCAAGGTAATTGGCACGGGCTTCATCGGGCAAGGTATTCAATAAAAAGTGCATGTAGCTTTCCCAGCTATGCCCTGATGGTAATTTGATTGACTGCCATCCCATGGTTGTAGTTCCGCCATATAAGCCAGTAAAGTTTACCCCGTTCACGCGGCTAATCAGCTTGCCCCACGTATGCGGTTCTATTACGCGGTAAAGTTTAAGGCTATCCTGGGCAGCAGAAAGGAATGGGCTTGCCACCCTTTGTTTTTCGAGCGGCACACCCGCTTTATAAAAAAGGTCGTACAGTCGGTTGTATGCCCAGCGGAACTTTCCGTTTGCTGTCCACACATCGGTAGTAAGCCAATCGTAGATAGGGTAAGCATTATATACATCAGTGTACATTTCTTTTGTCCAGTTCAGGCCGTTAAAGTTCCGGTAGTTCCTGTCGCTGTGTATAGCCCGCCAACGGTTCAGCGATTCCTGTGTGCGTATGCCGACCAGGCAAGCTGTGCGGGTGGCTTTTTTTCGCTGGTGCAACCAAAGGCTAAACTTTTCCTGAAACTCATAATCCCACATTTCGTAACGAAAAAATGGGAAATCATCACGTTTAAAGCAAGTTTCAGGCATTTTACTTACCCAAATATCACGCTTCGACTCTTCCCATGGCCGCCAGTGATCCTGATGCATGGATGTGCAGGTAGTAACTTTAAACGGTACGCAACAGCGATAAACCTCTAAAATATCGGCGTTTTCGGCCAATGTTTTTTCAACATATTCGGTTGTCATTTGGTACTGCGCTTCATAATCCATGTGGAAAACACAAAGCTTTCGGTGTGGCTTATGCTCCCTGATGTAATCAATGCAAAGGTTAAGCAGCACACCACTATCCTTTCCGCCTGAGAACGACACACATATATTGTCGAATTTTTCAAACAAGGTATGTATCCTTATTTGGGAAGCATCGTAAACGGTCATCGCTGGTTTAGTTTTTCTTCGATGGCTGCAAGGCGTTCTTCCAACTGTTCAATCTTTGTTGATGAAGGCTTATCAAAGAAAACAGAGATATGTACTCCCAATACTTCCGAAATCTTTTCTAATGTTTCAACTTTTAACGAACCCGATTTCATGGTTGTATAAAAAGAGTTTGACATGCCTATTTTTTTTGATAATTGAGGGATAGTGATTTTTCTCTCATAACATAGGTCTTTAATTTTTTCATAATTCATAGTGCCTCCTCCAGTTCTTTTTTAGTTATCCCTTTGAAATATTCGGCTTGTGTAGTTTTTTTGTTGATGTTGGTGTCAATCAGCGATTCCAAACCAACATCACCGGTAAGGTCCCAGTACCGGCAATCGTATTCCTGCCCTGAGCGGTAGTTGCGGCGGCTTCCCTGGTGGCGAAGGGCGTAATCCCAATGCTTATCAAAAAAGATGGTAAACGGAAGGTGCTGCAGGTTCATGCTAAGGCTTTCTTTTTGGTAGCTTAGCACGGTGGCTTTTTTGTAATACTTCCGGCAGGCTTCCTGGCTATCAATATACTTGCAGTAAATGATGTGCTTTTCTTCCGGGTAGTGCTTAAAATGTTCGTCCAAAGCTTCAAACTTGCCCGGGGTGCAACTATACACATGCTGCATTTTCTGTGTCATTTCCAGAAAAACATTATTGTTCAGGAATTGAAGCTTTTCATTGTCCAGGTACTTTTCTTTTAGCTTATAATACTCGTCTTTCGATTCCTGATCAATAGCATAATTGATATTGTTCCAAAACTGCTTTACTTCCAGTTTCAAATTACATTCATATACATAGTGCCGGATAAGGCTGTATAGGTAATCAATGTTTTCGTACCCGGTTATAAATTCCTTGGTATATCCGCGATGGCCGCCAAAGAACTTGGTTATCTTGGTGTACTCGCAAAACGTGTTCTTAAATTCAGCCATAGTCATACCAAGTATTTTAGGCGAAAGGAATTCCATCTGGCTCCATAAGTCCAACAAATTTCGGGTAATGGGAGTGCCGTTCAGGATAAGTTTATATTGAGCGTTTTGGCTAATGTGCAGCATACGTTTGGTACGCTTTGCCCCGTCGTTTTTAATTTTGATGCTTTCATCAATGATGATAAAAGGGTTTGATGCTTTTACGGTTTGATCCAAAAGCTGCAAATATACGCGGTCAGACCCCTGAATGCTTTCGATGCCAGTATAAACAACTGGTGCCAGGAAACCACCCCATTTGTTTATCTCGTCAACAATGGATGGCAATCCGTTCAACGGTTTTATTGAGCGCAATGGGCCTACCCATACAACCAGGTCTATATTAGGAACGGAGTTGGCCAGTTCAACTGCCGGTCGGGTTTTCCCAGTACCGGCTTCCATAAACAAGGCTCCGACCTTGTAATGCCGGAGCTTGTCTTTTGCCTGTGATTGATCAGCGAATAAGGTCTGCATAATAATTTTTAGCTTTTTTTAATGCGACAGAATAGGTTTTAACATCCTTATCCATTACGCTCCAAGACTTACAGGCTTTAATTGCATCAATAATTTTATTAAGGAATACGGGTTTAAAATGCCCGTATATAATCAATTTATTAGCAGGTTTCATGTTACCAAAAATAGTTTCATAATCAAAAACGTTTCCTGATTCACCATCTAATTTAAACTGAAATGTTGTATCTGATTGAGGTTGCCATGTTTCGTACAACATGAATCCAAAATGGCCAACGGTGACTGATCCGTATAAATTATTATCACTCTGATATCCAATGTTTATTCTGATTTGAATACCTAATTGTGCTTCGCATTCTTGAATGAAATTTAGGACTTTTGTTTTCATCTTAATAATTCTTTAATGGGTTCAACTTCTTTGTTTTCAATTTTTTGAGGCACATGCTTTTCAACATGGTAAGTTGGCAGCATTTCACCTGATTCTTTATTAAACCAAGCTTCTTTTTTGCTTGAGTATTGAAGCTCTTTTTGTTCGAGTATCCATGCCGAAATCCAATAGGCATCCGACTTTTGCACTTCGTAATCTTTTGCAATAACCTGGCTTTTTGGAAGAATGGCTTGCGACCCATCGAAAGCGGTGGCTTTATAAGCCCGGTCAGATATACTGACCAGGCTTTGTAAGCGGACTGAGTAGCATTTAGTTTTCATGGCTACTTTACTTCTATGAAATAAATTTCACGGTCGGCATCGCTGCCAAAGAAAGTATCTTCATTAAAAAAGTTATTGCCAAGCACACAGGTTGCATAAGGTTTATCACCTTCCCCAACTAACTGTAGTGTGTTTTTGAAAGAGGATATTTTGTCCGAAAGTTTCTGAATCCAATAATCCTGCTGGTTCTCAAAACCTTCGCAAGTATTGTTTTTAGCCAAATCAAAAACGGATTCAATACTAATGAGCTTGAATGTGCGAACATCGGCACGGTTTGCCCTGTATTCCGCGTTTGTGATTGCGATCGTTTTCCCGATCAGCGTTTTTGCAATTGCCAGGGTAAGAACCTGGTTAGCCTCAAAAATTTGTGATACTGTAATGGTATTCATAATGTGGGACCGTGGTTTATACTGTTGCCGCCAGTTTTAGGTATTGTTAATTAGAAAGTGTAAAGATAGTAACATATATGTTACATTCGACAAAACAGGAAAAATAAATATGAAATTTATAACGGTTCTAAATAACGCACAAAAACCCCGGCTAACTTCACAGCGCCGGGGCAAAACACAGAGAGAAAACAGGAAATAACCAGTAAGGTTTGGAAGATTAAACAAAACAGCAACACATGAATGAGCGGCAAATGTATATCTGTGTTGAAAAAATAAAAAGGACAAACTTCGACAGGCTCAGTTACCTAATAAAAAAATCCCAGCCAAAAGCCAGGATTATGCTATAAATTAACTCATAAGTTAATTTTCCCTGAATTCCAGATGATACCCGATAGCATTGGCCAATTTGATAAGCTTATCCAAAGCAGGTGGATATTTTCCGGTAAGTAGGCGGAAAACGTTAGCAGGAGAGAACCCACTTTTTGTGGCAATCTGCATATAGGTAATACCTTTTTCTGTTGCAAGGTCTTTAAGCTGTTGCAACAATTTTATAGATTCCTGGTTGTAATGTTCGTCTCTCATTGTCTTAATTATTGATCTATATTTTAGAGTATAAAGATACCGGGAAAGTCCGAAACTTTAAAAGAAAAAAGTCGCAGT